TTTTTTTTTTTTTTTTTTTTGGTTTCCAAGTTTTAAGTCATTCGAGGACTATCCTATATATTTATTAGATTTTACGTCGTTTCAGACGTTATACTCCCGTTTCCTTCGCAGGCTACGTACTCCCGCTGGGACAGGTTTCTAGACAGGTGGGGAAGCACACAGTCTCCGCCCCTTATCGACACACATATCGTTTTAACAAGGTATTACGATCGGGCAACGTTAACGGTGGCTTTTTGACGAAAAGCATAAACTTAAACACATCTCTAAGATCTTTCTTATAAGCAGTAGGCTCAGCATCAGGATATTTACCCTTAATATGCTCCCACGCCATGCGACACACTTCATCAGCACGACGATCAGTTCCAGACATCCAAAGAACACCGATAATCCTAGTCAACACATTTCCAGGTTCGGTATCCTTATCCTCAGGATATACAATTTGAGCCAACACAAGAGGTGGATCTACGAAGACCTCATGCCTATTAGGAATACTTTTACCTAAAAAGTCAAATTCATAACCTTCAGGTGAGGGATATACATTATAAAAGAACCCTTTTTCCGGATGCAATGTTTTATTGAGCTCTTCTTTAGCAATAACAGCTAACCTATCCCTATCCTTACAGTATCCAGCAAAATTTACATTAACAGAGAAATCATCTCCAAGATACACAGCATAATTAAATAATTCATCAAATGTTCCTAAAGAATAATCGACAAATGAACGCTCTTGAGACAGTCTTAAAAATAAATAACATGAATAATACATGTTCAAAACCGTCCCAACAATCTGAGTGAAGAAAGAACCAGAGGGTATACCACCTTTGACTAACACCAAAGAGTCATAAAACAAGATGGGTGTGTTTATGAAATAGTCAACCATCCTAGACCATCTCATTTCACTACGTCTGTCTTTAAATACTACAAATTCCGAAAGTATTTCAAACGCCCAGTTAATATCAGCAGGTGAGATTTCAGAATCAAACGATTTCCAATCAGCTCCACACTTAATCCCACGACCTTTAGTCATTTTATCCCAATGAATTTGGCCATATCCATCTAACCAATTATATGACCACGCAAAATATGGCACAGTACTTAACATTTCAATTAAAGGTACAGCAAAAGTTGCTTCAATCATAGTCATTTCCATTGGATAAGCCCAAACCAATCTAGGTTTATTTTCCCCAACCTTACAGATCGGTCTTCGAGCCTGTGCGATACAAGGACAGAACTCAAAACTTTTATCATAAAG